TTATTCACTTTATCAGCATATTTATTCCAAGCTTTTTTTAAAGCTCTTAATGTTAAATCTGTAGCAACACCCGCAACTAATAATTTCCCAGCATCAGATTTTTTATTCTTACCTTTTGCTAACATAGTTGCTTGTACTATTTGTCCAGCACTTAAACCGGCAACTACAGGCTTTTTCAAGCTAACTTTTTTTAATTTTTTCTTTTTAGGAGGTCTTCCTTTTACAGAACCGTATGTCCCTTTACCTTCTGGCATAAATATCCTTATATTGTTTAAACACTGTTAGCAAAGTTCTTAAAGTTATACAATCCATATAAAGATGTTTTTGACAACTATTATTGTCCAAATGGCTCCATTGCATCTTGTTGCTGTTGAAGTATGTTCATTATCTCATCTTCATTTGTACTTGTACTTAATACTTCTTCTTGCTGTGCCATTTGAGCTGCTTGGTCTCTATCTGCTTCTTCTTGGAGCTGTTTTTGTTCCCTAAGTTTGTCAAGAATGCGTTGCTTTCCGGGTAATTCTATATTTTCAAGTACAAATTCTGGGTCTTGTATAATTCCAGCTTGTAAAAGTTGTAAAACTTTTTGTTCAATAAACATTTTGTTTACTGGTAACATAGAGCCAGTCTTACTTCTAACTCTCATTGGTTGGTCTTTAAACATAATACCTTTGTATCCACGCATTTCCATTCCGGAATCCGTTGGTACGCTAACAACATGTTCTTCTGTAGATAGATTTTGTATCATTGCAAGCCACTGAGCACCTAATTGTTGCACAGAAACGTCTAATGCTCTACTTTTATATTCTATTTTTGTAGTAGCTGCACGTTGTAATGTCTCAGCTTGTACACCGCTAGTAACATTTGGAGCTTCACGTCCTTGTGTTGCTCTATTAACTCCAGAAACCACCTCAAAAATGTCATACATCATTTGGTAGTAATTAAAAACATACCCCGGCATAGGTGCTGGAGAAACCTGAGCTACAGTTCCCGGCCCCTTTTTACGAACAACTGACCCGGGCCTATTAACTAAACTATCGGTAACTTGAGCTGTTTCATCTACTACCCACATTGGATTTGCCATTAAATGAATATTGTCAGCAATTTGAGAAGCTACCCTATCCAAACCTAAGTTCAATGATTTCAATCTTTTAGGTTCTGGTTTTCCCCAGAAAGAATGAGCCGAACCACCATTTTTAGCAACAACGAAGGGAAAAGGGTGCTGTATGTAATGTTGTTTATTTAAAAACGGATAAGGGCTCGGCCCATCATGGAGGAGGCAATCCCCAGCAATAACGGTCATTCTACTGCCGGGCATTTTTGAAACTTGTGAATCTGATTTTTCTGCGTCCACATAATCATGGTCGCCACTTTTCCACCAACATTCGATTAAAAGAACTCGCTCTTCTAAGTCTTCCGCAGCAGCTCCTTCACTAGCATATCTGCTAGTAGCGTTGGTAGTGGGGTCATTAATAGTAACCTTGGTGCTATTATCTGTCCCAATATCATTAATTTTTAATGCTTCAAAGTTGTTTAAATTGCTATCTGACTTTATATATTCTGCTTTTTCAGGGTATTTATGCTTTAATTCATGAATTGGCACAGGAGCAGCATATATAACCCAGTCTGCATTTTCTAACCTAGTCGCAGAAGGATTTACAAAAAAACTAAAAGGGTCTACAACTTTACACTCTGGTAAGTCATCTTCCCCAAAATATGTTTTTAAAATACCGGTTCCATATACTAAAAAATCCATAATCCATTCTGATACGACATTTTGCATATCTCTTATTTCCCATAAGTCGTCCATTTGGATTTGCATTGTTTCAGCTATCTTACGGTCTACTTCTTCTGTAGAGGATGGTAATACATCAATCTTTGGGGGCCTACTACTTAAAATAGGTATCATAGTATCTATTGCAGACGCAATTAAGTCCAATGTCATTTGATTTTGATACTTAGGCATCTTACTACCACGCCAGTGTTCACCAGCATACATTTCTTCAGATTCTCTCCAAAGTTTATTTACGTTACTTCTTGAGCGTTTAGCAATGTCAAACATTGCGTTTACACGCTTTATTAACTGCTCTTCTTTTGCAGTTTGCTTTTTTTCGCTTGTTTTATATTCAGCCATGATTAATTATACATCTCCTCATTATTATTTTTAAAACCGGGGATACACATCAATGTACCCATTTCCCAAATTTGTTCTTCAGCATCTACTATTTGCATTGCTATTTGTTCCGCTTCTACCCAATCCAAATATTCTCTGGAAGTGAGCACATCTCTTATTGCCACCCACTTACCAGTATCTTTATCTAGCACCTCTATGCCCTTATTCCGGGCAGATAGAAGTCCATCGCTGAAAGTCTTTCTAGTTCTTTTTCTAGCCATGGGGCTATATCCTTTTTATTTGGTGAGTAAAGTTGCAAAATCATATATCTAAGACTATCAACTGCGTGGTCTTCCGTTTTTGTATCTAAATCTTCTGGTCTATTTTTATCAAATACCATACTTGGTAAGGTTCTTATTAAATTTTCACAATTTTCAGTTACAAATAACTGTGGTTGCTTAGAAGGTTTTTCTTCGTCACCTTCCCAATGTAAATATTCTCTTATAGCTGCCCAACCGTTTGGCCTATTATTATTTGCCTTAACTACTGGGATTCCAGCTTGAGCCATTAAATCTGCTATAGACATGTGAGTTGGTATCATAGAATCTCTTTTTGTAACCCTTACAGGATTCCTTGCCCACATAGAAGGGTCGCCAACCGTTAAATGATATTTTTCACCCCTACTACGCTCCTCAATCATGCGTATATGGTGTGATAATTCTTTTTCTGCCTCATAATGTTCTTTATAGATATAAACATTTCCATCAAAATCGACTGCTCCCCATAAACAACAGAATGGAGCTCTATATCCATAGTCAATCGCTCTATATTTATACCAACCTTCTGGTATTTTAAAAGGTTCAATGACATGTACAGCTCTACGCCATTCTTTAAAGAACTGCCCTACAAATACGTCCCAGTCTCCATCACGCCATGCCCGTCTTAGTTCCTCCGGTAAACCATCCAAATACTGAATATATCCGGGGTCTTTTTTCATCAAAGTGGGATTATCGGTTACTTTAGCGGGAATGAAGATTCTAGTTCGTGTAGTCACTGGGTCTACGTAGGTTTTTCCACGTGCTTTATCTACCCAACGACTTTTTACCCAACCCATTCCGGGCCCACCGGGATTTGTAGTAGCAAAAATTTGTGGTGTAAGTCCTATAGTTGACCTTGCGGAAGAAACTAACCTTAAATATTGCTCTTCTTGCGGGATTTGCGTCAACTCTTCTATTAATATTTTTTGATATTCGTGTCCTTGATACTTTTCGTAAGCATTTTCGTCTTTTAAGTGTCCAGTTCTTATTATAGCACCCCCGGGAAAGCGTATTTCCGATGGTTGTCCTATGAATTTAGCGTTTAAGGGGCGATAAAATATTTTTGCTCTGTCTATCCAGTCTCTTAAGTCCTCAACATTCTTACGAATAACAAGACCTCTGTACATTTCGTTTTGTAAAAAATTTGGTTCTACCATCCATGCGAGTCCCGCTTCGGTTTTACCTCCCCCTCTGGAGCCTCCATAGAGAATTTCAAACTCACTGCGGCTTAATGCTTCAGTTTGTGGGCCTTCGTGTGGCTGCCATACTACATTCATATTTTCACTCATAGTTTGACCCTAGGGCATGGGAACCCAATAGGTACCCCCCGCTGTCCCTCGGCACCCCCCACACATTATTTATAGCGTGAACAATTTTAATATAACCGCTCATATTGTTGATGTTAATGGGGCTAAAATGGGTCACAATACTACTCCTCCTCCTCGATGTTATCCGCCTTGCTAAGACGGGTGGAGACATCAAGCGGCTTTTTGCTGGGCAATACAATCACTCCCAGATTATTTGAGCCGCTGTCTATATTGAGTTCGGTGGCCTTTAATGACGGTATTACCTTATCAATAAGCTTTAATAATACATCTTTATACAAGGGATTATCTTGGCCCTCCTGAATAATGCTAAGGGCTTTACTTATAATAAGTTCCCGGTTTTCACCCTCGAGAATCTTAAGCTTTCTTGGTCTACCACCTCCCGGGACAACAGAACCGGGCATAAATTGGCCCTTAGCGTTCCTAATGGGCCCAGCCTGAGCGGTTTTAGGGCCTTTTTCAACGGTTTTTACTGGTTCACTATTAATCATGTTTAAACACTCTATTAATTAATAAAAAATACTAGCCTATATATATGTATAAAATAAGCATTTGACAACATGTTTAACAAATAATACAAAATAACTATTGACAACAATATATATTAATGACTATTATCTCACATTACAATACATTGAAATACATTTAGAAAGGTATATAAACAAAAACAAGGAGTAACAAAGTGAGTAGATGTAAAAAACATGACTATTATTCAACAGGCTCATATGGCAAATATACTAAAACTGGTTTTTATATGGGTAGCCAAGAACATTTTAAATGTGCTAATTGTGGCAGTACTAAAAAAACAATAATAAACAGAAGGTATAAATAACTAACTAAAACGCCCCCTTTAATTAGGGGGTTATAAAACAAAAGGTAGAAAATGAAAATTAGCTTAGAAAAATTAAAAACTATTATGAAAGATATTGAAAATGATGATAGCTGGGTAAATGATAGCCACTCAGAGAGCGAGTACAGGGGGATAATGACAGCAATTAAAATAATAACTGATTCATTAAATAAAATTCAGGGGGAGAAGTAAACCATGAGACAATTTAAAACTAGAGAGCAGTACTTAGTAGCAATGGCCAAGGAAATAAATGACGTATTCTTTATTCCAGCTGGCTACCCAGTAAAATTAGATAAGGTCAAAGTATCATGCGGATTTACAACTCAAGGCGGGAAGAAAAACGCAGCTATCGGCCAATGTTTCAACGATAAAACAAACGGATTTAATGAGATATTTATCCACCCAGTTTTAGCCGATGAAAGCCGAGTAGGTGACGTTTTAGCTCATGAAATGATACACGCTTACGATAATTGTAAAAATGGTCATAGAGGCCCATTCAGACGTATTGCCCTAGCTATTGGCCTTACTGGTAAAATGACAGCCACTATCGCTAGTGATGAAATGAAGATAAAATTAGCTAAGATACAAAAGAAATTAGGTAAATATCCTCATGAGGCTTTGGATTATAAGCCAGTGAAAAAACAAGGGACAAGAATGCTTAAAATTGAGTGCCCAAAGTGTGCCGATAGTAGCCCATATTTTGTAAGAATGTCTAAGACTATGCTTGTAAAGGGTGCTCCATTATGCGGCCAATGCGGGACGAAAATGACTGATGATATTGCTTCCGTATTGATTGATGAAATACAAAAAAATAAAAAGGTTATTGAGGTTACAACAGAGGAAAGTCACTTACTACATGACTTAGCATACAGTGAATTTAGTGACGAAAGTATAGAAAGGGGAAACGGTGGCGGTGGTGGCTATATTGATAAACATGATTTAAAAATAGCTCAGTCGCTCAAGAATAAGGGCATTATTGATTACGAGAAGATGGAGAATACCACCGGCAACCCAATTTGGGGCTGGGTTAGGAGCTATTTTTTAAACACTGGGGAAAATAAAGTAGACTCAAACGAAAGTAGAATTATTAATATTGTTCATCATAGGTATAAATAATAACACGTTTAAACGGGCTAGTTTTTATGGCTAGCCCAAAGGTAAATAATATGGGAAAAGCAATAAATAATAAAATGTTAAAGGGTACTGATTGGTTCATAACACCAACCCGAAACTATATAAAAACCATAAGCGGAAATAAATTCACAATTAATAAAAGATGCTCATATACCTCAAGAAAAGGCAACAAATATAAAAGATATTATAGCGTTTATTTTGATAAAACCGGTACGCACTTGGGGAAAAGAAGAAGATTTAAAGACGCTATGGCTCTAGCTGAAAAAACAGCAAAAAAGATTTTAAATAAGGACGTTTAAACACTCTAAAGATTTTTTAACAATAAGAAAAGGACAAACAAAACCATGGAACATAAAATAAATAAACTCGATATTAATGAAGTAAAAAATGAACTTACTTTCAGATTAAATCAGTATAAATACAGAGTTGACTTAATGAGAAAAGCTCTACCCATTATTGAAAAATATCAAGGAAAGAAAGTTACAAAGCACATTACAACAGCAATAAATAAAGAACTCTCATTAATATCTTCAGAAGAGGATTTTAGTGGGGTTCATTTGCATGGGGCTTTAGATTATAAGGATAGCATAAAATTTCATCAAACCCCAGTCAAATGCAAGTTTTCAGGTAGAAGGCTAAACGACTATAACAATAATTTTACCATTGAACTTGCTGACATTAAATGGCCTGAAAAATCAGGGGCTGTAGTTGAGGATGTAAAGAACTTTAAATGGAATAAAAGATACACAGACCCTGAAATGATTAAAAAGATTCTTGATGAATTTGTAGAAGCCATTTACGATTGTAAGAGAGTAGTTGAAAAGAATAACAAGCTATATGAGGAAGTTCAAAAGCTCTATAAAGAAACAGAAGAGATACATTCAGCAAATCAATACGCTTTTAGATAGGACACCGCAAACCCTAGCCGGGAGGGTAAACCCGGCAAAGATTTTTTTAGTAAATTAAACACGTTTAAACAGTATAAGATTTTTTAACAATAAGAAAAGGACAAATAACAATGAAAATGGAAATTATAAAAGACTCTAACAGTATCGCAATTAACGACAAGCCAATTAAGGCTAGTAAAATTGTAGTATCAATAACCATTTACTATGAGGGTAAGTATGGAGAGGAACAATATGGACTGGATAGCTTTACTTTAGATGATTGCCCTGATGTTGTTGAGCATACTGAAGAACTTGTAGACGTAGATTGGGAGGGGAAATAGATGAAGAATTTTGACGATAATAAAACATATTGGACTGTTTAAACGGTCTAAATAAGTAAAGGACAAACAATATGAAAAATAGAAAAGGACAAACCACATGCCAAAAACTCACAAACGAGATACTACGACACAAGGAGCTATCGGAGAGCTCAAAACAATCATGAAGGTCATTAAAGAAGGTTGGGTTATTTACCAACCCTTAATTGATGTCGATGGCTGCGACATGATTGCGGAAAGAGATGGGGTATTAAGAAAGTTACAAGTTAAATTCCATACTACGATGGGCAATTCAGAAACCTCAATTATAGTTTATCTAAACGATAAAAAGGTAAATGCTGACTTTATAGCTATTCCGATTGAAAGACCGGAGTTAGGTATCAGTGAAGTGGTTTTTGTGCCATACGAGGGGCAACAAACGCTTAGTATTGCCTTTAACAAAGCTAAAAACGGACAAAAGAAAGGAAGACGTTGGTATAAGGACTTTTTGGAATTATACTAAAGGCGTTTAAACACTATGAAACCAGTATTTATAAAAGTAGAAATAACGCCTGAAGAACACATTAACGCAAAGATACTCGCTTTAAAAGAGGGGGTATCTTTGCAAAAGTGGGTAGGTCAGGCCATTAAAGACAAGTTAAAAAAATAACTAATCTTTTCTATTGGTTATTATTTGATATAATCTATTAGCTAGTATATCAGTAGGTAAACCTTTAGCCTTATTTTTTTTAATTAAATGTCTATAGACAGACTCAATCGTTGTCTGTCTTAAATTCGGATTACTCTTTGCTTTAGTCTTCATCTAAGTTGATTCCTTGATATGGGTTAATTCTTTTTGATTCGCTTGGCAATTCTTTAAGGCGTACCTGACAATTATTTTGTTGACAGATACGCCATATTTTCGTTTGCACTCTTCTTAGAGTTTCTTCGTCCTTGATGTCAATGATTAGCTTCATTTTCCTTACACTTTGGACAAGGTTCTTTTGCTTTTCCTATTGAGGGAACATTCTCATACTTAGATAAAGATTTTAAATTATTTCCTAATCTAATAATCTCCCAAGTATGATTACACATAACACAAAATTTAATTGCTCCATCAACCGTCTTTTTTGATTTATTTCTAAATCTAGCTTGTCTTATTTTGTGTCTATTGGAAGATTTATCAAGTATCCAATTAATAATATGCACTATTTACCCCACTTATCTTTAAATACGGTCATAGCAATTACACCATAAACAGCTAAATCCATGAAAGTATCTTCAATAGATTCACTGTTCTCCATTGGATTATTACCTTTTCTATCATGAAGAATATTTAAAAGGCGTTGCACTTTATCATTCATTCTAATTGAAAGAGCAAGCAAGGCCAATTCCTTATTTCCACCCATATTAATATTGCCGGGGCCATAACAAGATTGTTTAATTGAAAACAACTCTAACATTGATTGAGTAGTGTCTTTAAATGCTGCCATTGTTTCTGGGTATTTGTCTTGCATTTCCTCTCTTATTTCATTTGTATATTCTTTATTATTATTATTATTAATTACACTAGCTGCGTAATTAGTGCTTGATTTTGGATAATCAACTTTCATTTTTACTTTCCTTTTCCTTTAGTTTGTGGTACTCATTTAATTCATGTTCTAACTGACCTAATCTTTTCATAGCTGTATAAGTATAACTTTCTGCGTTAGCGATAAAGCGTGTATTACCCATCTTTCTTGCCTCCAACTTGACCATATCTCCAGCCATTTGTCTTACAAATCCAGCAAACCAATCCCTATATTCATTTATTAAATAGTCTGCCTTGTTTAAACGCTTTTTAATAATGCCATACTTACTGGCCCAGTTTAATATTCTATCCATTCTTTTTTGTATCCTTGTGTTTAAAGCCAGCCCCCAAAGGATGATTGTCATCCCATGTGCTTAACTTCATTACTATATAACTTTCCCCTCTGTCCGCTCTTAGAATGGTCATATCAGAATTACCGGGGTCAATCCATTTTGGGATAGCCTTTCTGCGTTTAGCTTGAAATGTCCATAAAACATTATCTTTAACAAAGTATCCATCAATATCTTCCTTCATCCCTAAGCTCCTACCATCACTACCCCATGCTCTTTTTGCCTTATACCCTTTGCTTTCAAAGTATTTAACAAGTTCACTTTCGTAGGCATTCCCCTTTTTTTTTGATTTACTTGGCATTATCACCCTCCATATATACTTCAATCCATATTTTGCAAGGACTGCATTCATAAATTCCTACAACACCTTCTTTATCATCTATACCTACCTCATCGAATGAATAGTCATTTTGCCAAATAAAAGGTTTATTACAGCTAGTACAATTAAACATGTTTAAACGCTCCAATCTGGTTCTGGTAGATTCATATCAACTCCACAATCTTCACATGTAAGAGACTCAGGTGCATTACACTCAGGCTCATAAGGTTGCCAGTAAAGATTCTCATGTTCACACTTCTTCGTAGGTGGGTTGGAAGTCTGGGTTGATTCTATAGTTTGCTGCAATCCTTCTGTTTTCTGATGCGTAATCAGGTTCATTAATTGAGTCCCAAAAGACTGCAAGCCTGTCATAATATTGGTCGATGTTAATTTCATTTCTTTTTATTGCACTCCATCCTTTTTGTATTAGGTTAGTTAATTCTTTATGTTGTTCAGCGGTTAGATATTCTTCATCATCTTCCAAAGAATCCAAAAAAGCACTTTTAACGTGATTATTATTTTCCCTTCTAATATCCATTAAAATGTTTCTAACCTTGTCCAACCTTGGTAATCTGCCTTTCATTTGCCCATTAGGTTGTTCAGTGATATATATTATTTCTACCATAGCTTTCTTAACCACCTCTGTATCATATTGGCCCAAGAGCTCTATCCACGTATCTGTTTGCTCTTGTGTTAGTTGACAAGCTGAAAAGTCTATAAGTTTATTCAAGTAACTTTCCGCCTCTGCTATACTTAGCGTTTGATTTTGGGACATTATTTACCCTCCTCTCTTTTTTAGGTTGTTTAAACGTATTGTCTCTACGGAGGAAGTTTCTAAAAGCAGCTTCATAATCTGCATAAGGTCTTCCCCCCCTTTGTTTGCAATAGTCTGTAAAAGTTTCGTAGATAAGGTCTACATCTACATTGGCAAAGCTAGGATTAGCTTTACATTTATTTAGAAATTCTTCACTTAACCCTTTGAACGCTTTTTTTGTATTTGATTTTTTTCTATATATAGTATTAGTACTTTTATTACTTTTATTACTTTTATTCTGTTTGTCCCGCCTGTGTCCCGTCTGCGTCTCGTTTGCTGGTGCGTTGCTGTCCCACTCACCCTTTGGTGATAGCTGGTAAGTCTCGTAATTATAGATACTTATGAGCGTAAAACCCTGTCCCAAATCTGTCCCACACATGGAACGCTTTTTGAGAAGGTTAAGAAATCGTCCTACTTTATTCTTATCCCACCCCCAGCGAAGTCCTAGTTGTCTATAACTCTTAGGTACTTGGCCACGTTTAACATAAATGACTTGATTTTTCCATACGGTTTCATGGTCTTTGAATGCGGCTTGCATAATTAAATCAACCCAAGCCTGACCCCTACTAAATGGTTTTTCTTGCCAAAGCCAATGTTCTTCTAATTTTCTTGCTAACAAAAAGTATGGTTCCTTTATATCCAATTAACCAGTTCCTCTACCTTAATAAGTTTCCCCTTACTCATATTATCATCTCCGCCCATCCTATCTTCCTTATCTCTGATGATTTCTTTTAATTTCTTAGTTTCTATTAATATTGTAATATTTGTACTATTTGATTTATCTGGAATAACAATGGCGTAATGACTAGCCTCAGATACAGATATTCCACTTGGCTTATCTTTATACATGTATTCCACAAATACATTCCCAGTAGTTGTGGCTCCATAATCTGTTTTTACTTCAATGGTATCTAACTGCAATGTTTTTAGTAACTTGTTTTCATTATGTTTACCCTCAGCAAGATTTATATCAAATCTGCTATCAGCAAAGCCATCGGCTCTAAGACCATCTAAAATCCAGTCTACTTGTTCTTCTGTCAATTCAATCTCCACGACTTTTCCTCATTTGTATGTAATAATGTCTAAACTTGTTAAGTAATGATTTAAATTTTTCAGGGGACACATGACGTAAATCAGTATCCCCTATATAGTCACGTTTAATATGAAGCGAGGGTTTTATACCAATACCTTCAGGATAATCCAACTGTGCCAAAGCGTAACTCCTTGAACACTTTTGCCATACCTTGCTTCCAGAATAATCCACCATTTAGAATGGCAAATCATCCTCTTTAGGTGCGGAAGTCTCTCCGCCAGCCATAGGTTCACTAAATTTCAAAGAATAGTATTTAACACCTTTCTTTGACTCATTCATCCAAGCGGCTACACGCCACTCTTTGCCCGCAATCTTACAGTTTCCTGTAAGGTCTGGAGCGGTTGGTTTGCTCTTCTCTTTGTTTTTAAAGAGACTACCAGTTTCGTCTTTTACTTCGAACTGTTGTGCCATAATTATGCACTCCTTTTCTGTTGGTTAATAAATGATATTGAAAAATCTGAGGGAACCTCTGGTTGTTTTCTTGGTTGCCAAGTATATCCCTTTTGTTTTTCATATAGGTTTACAATAGCCATCCATTCTTCTCTCAATTCATCTGTAATTGGCTTTACGGTTAGCTTGTAAGTAGGTTCTTTTAACCACCCATCGTTTGTATATACGTTTCCTACATGAGTTATTTGCTGGTCTGGGAAGTGAGCATTCCATAACATAGCATAAGCAACCCCCTGAATGGCGTGCTCAGGGTTAGGTTTACCAGTTTTTAAATCTATATAACAATTAACTCTATTTTTATTGTTCTTGCGAGTTTTAAAGCTTGCAAATAAGTCCCCAGTACCAGCCCATAAATATTTAGGGTGCCACAACATAATTTCACTAGCAAGTATTTCAGGTTGCTTCTCTTCACAAAAAGCCACATACCCAGCTAAGTGCTTTTGTATGTCATAACATAGTGCTTCTGCTGAATCATAAAATAGTTGCCAAAGCTTAAATTTACTTTTATTTATTTTAGACATTATCCAGTCTCTATTAACTAAGGCACCGCAGTGCATTCTGTCTACACCAATGTGTGTAATTGTACCTTTAAGTGCCGCAGTCCTACCTTCGGGGCCAGCAAGCCAACCTTTACTCTGTTTCCATGCGGTAAGTCCCGGTTTATTTAAAATATTTAAAAATGATGTTGTAGACATTTTCTTCCAAGGATATAAATCATCGAGTTTATATTCCTCTTGGGTCATTCCTATATTTATTGGTTCATAATATCTATTCCCGCCTACGTTCACACGTTTGCACATTATTGGTGTTTTATACATTATTACTCCTGATAGTTAAAATCTTGCTGCCGGGGTAAGAAAGGTCAACCCCCGACAGCTTCGTGAAAGACCCTCTTATTGCGGTAGAGTCCAAGGGGGTGTAGGGTCTTCCAAATGTTTTAGGATATTCTCTGACTATTCCAATAAGCATTTAGAGAATCACCCGGTATGCGGAAGGTACGATAACCTCTCTTTATAACATTTTTTATTCTTTTAGTATGAATATCTTCTAATATAGCTGCCTTGCTAACTTTCAATATTTCAGCGGCTTCTTTAGGACTATATATTTCTTCTTGATTAAATATGTTTTTCATTGTATCTTTATGTGTCTTTATGGTTTTGTTAGTTAATGAATCATAATTGATGTGCAAATATAAACATAAATGTACTATATTGTGCAAGTTAAAAAGAAAGGTTTTTTATGGGAACACAAGAAATTTTAAGGGCTTATCGTCTAAGAAACGGATATACTCAGGGGCAATTTGCAAAGATTTTAAATATACATAGAAACACAGTCGCTAATTACGAATCTGGAAGAACAGAAGTACCAGAGATGGTTAAAAGAAGGTTTGAGGTTTTAGATATAGATATAAACCACAAACCAAATATTATAAAAGAAGATGAAAATAAAGACTATATTATAAAGCTACAAAAAGAAAAAATTCAAAACTTGGAAAATAAATTAAAAAAATATGTTGAAATAAAAAATCACCCATATTGGTTTTATGTAAAAAATTAATTTTTAAAAATAGAAAGGACAAATAATGGTATATAAACATAAAAATGGTTATTATTATTTTTATTATGGTGGGGGAAGTAACCCCAGTAGAATAAGGCAGTCATTAAAAACTAAAAATAAAAAAATAGCTGAAAAACTTGCAGCTATGAAAGAAAACGAAATAATACTTAAAGAAAATGGTATTCCAACAAGCAGTTTAAACGTCTTAGAATTATATAAAGAGTATTACAACTTAGAGATACTTCCCAAGAAAACAAAACCGTGGGCCGATAGGGTTAAAATAGTAATGAATCACTTAATAGAATATATGGGCACAAAACAAATAAAGAATGTGAGACTTATTGACATTAACAAATACATTAATAGTAGGTTGTCTGTTGTTGCTGGTACTACCGTCAAAAAAGAACTATCTATTATAAAAAAGATGTTTGAGTATGCTTTTAATAATACATATATATCTACCAATCCTACATTAGCCGCAACAATAGGAGGTGTAAAGAGTAAGGACGGGGAAAATATACCTAAAGATGTTTGGGAAAAGTTAATGCGTTTAAACATCCCAAAGAGAGATAGAATATTTTGGAATATTTTATATTATACTGGCTTAAGAGCTGTTGACGCTGGGACGCTTAAAAAAGAGGATGTAGAAAACGGGGTTGTTAATCAGAAAAAAACAGATAGAGATGTTGGCATTTATTTGCATCCTAAGCTAATAGAGTATGGCGATGAGATATATGGGATATATATACATAAAGGAGATAGAGATAAGTCAAGAGCATTATTACAAAAAAAATTAGAAGGAATGGGATACCCGTTAAAAAAATGGAACTTACATAGCTTGAGACATTCTTTTACAACCAATCTACAAGAGCTTGGCCTAGGGCTTGAAGATATTAAAAATCTTACCGGGCATTCAACAAGTAAGATGGCAAGTAAGTATGCTCATGGCGGATTAAAACTACAGAAGCAATATATTGATAAACTCGTTTAAACACTTTGCCCCATTTTTGCCCCATTTCTGCTATTTATGCGATATTTTGAAGGACAATGAAGTACAATCAGAACCCCCTAAAAATACAAAAGCCCCCGTCAATAAACAGGGGCTCTCGAGGAGTGGGCGTTGAGAGATTCGAACTCCCGACATCTGCCTTGTAAGGGCAGCTCCTCACGAGAATCTTTTAATTTGTTTTGCCCCATTATAGACCGAAAAAGCCGGGGAGAAAGGACAAACAATCAAGAACCCGGCTTTAAGATGCTACGTAACTATGTAAATTAATCTATTAATTCGAAATGAACAAGGTCATCAAAACCATTGTCTTTTGTGGTGCGTTGTTCAGCTCCTCTCATTACATCTTTATCTAAACTTGGAGAAGACCAGTCTCCTCCCCAGCGAATATTAACACCCATTTTAGCAGCAATGCCTAAAACAAAGCCTCCAAGATAATGAAAGTCATCACGATTATCCCAGTCAATAGGGTAAGGTGCAATATCTACAGCCTTACCCTTGACGTGTTTTCCAAATTTGGTCTTTGTTTTACCATTCGCCAATAGTTCCATTTGTCGAGCCTCTGAGCGTAAACCCTCAATAACCGTAATATCAAAGTATTTAATGACTTCATTTAATACGTTAATAAGACGACTATCGACACCGTTTAAACGCTCTCTACTTCTCTTACCAAATTTGGGCATTTAAAATTTCCAAACAAGTTTAACTGCGGCCATCAATACATCCATTGATTCTTTTGCTATTTTTTGTTGTTCTTCTTTTGTTATTTTACCATCTTTTTTTGCTTCGTGATATGTTCTTGCAACATCTTTCATTTCTTTTAAAATGATTCTGTATTTAGTTGCAACCATTGTCCCGGCTGCACCTAATAATATCACCATTAAGTAAGCAAAGTTTTCCCAATTCATCCATTCCATATTATTTTTCCTTTAGTATTTGTTTTATTTCTGCGATGTCTTGCATTAAAATATCTAACTTGTATGTTATTAATTCTCTATCAGCATTTACATCTCTTTTATTTGCTTTCATTCCCATGTCTCTTTTAATAGCATCTATGTCATATTGCATAAACCCAAATGCTAAAACCATTGAGCAGACTATAGTAATAATTGTAATAATATTTTCTATTGAAATATTTGTATTTAGCTTCATTTTGCATTCCCATTAATTCTGCCCTTTAAATAAGCAAGGTCATCAGATAGTTGTCTCCAAAATTCTTCTCTTTTTTCATCAGACTTATTTGTTCTGTCAATTAATTTTATATTAACGCCCATGCTCTGGTCTAAAACACTTTCCATTTTATGTATGCTTTGTTTTATTTCTTCTAAATCATCGCTCTGTTCTTTTTGGCTTTGTATTAGATTAAATATCATAAATCCAAACAATAAAGCAATAAAACCAGCACTACCTAACTGAAGATATAAATCCGCAAGTTCAGTCATTTTCTTTTTCCTTATCCTCTTTTTTACATTCTTCACAAATACCATTCATTGGCTCACGAACTGGCTTTGCACAATAAATACATTGAAATGGCATTGGCATTATTTTTTCCTCATTGTTAAATCAATATAAACTTTTAAATCAGATTTAATTTCTGCATTCCACTTTTTTACCTTACCAAGCTCATCCATAATTATATCTAATCTGTGTTGTAAGTTTTCGTGTTTCTCGTCAAATCTTTTTAAGGTATCCTCTACCTTTTCTTTTAAGATAAATCTTACTACACTATATAATGCAAAAGCCAATCCAACGCTTATAGCAACTGGAAAGCCTAACTCTTGTATTAATGTTACAACTTCAGAGGTCATTTCTTTTTCTTTCTCCAACTAAATGGGTTAAGGTTTAATTCTTTTTCAAAAAATGATATACGTTCTTCCATCGCTTGCCTTGTTTTTTGTTCTTCTATCATGTGTTTACCGACAAGTTCTTCAATGTTGGTATCAGCAAGTTCAACTCTTCGCTCAAGTTCTGCAATTCTATTTTCAACTTGCAAGTACGAATAAACAAGTCCAGCCACAAGTACAAGTACCTGACCAGCCCATTTAAGATTAATACTAACAACAGTATTGTCCCCAACGACAGATGCTCGGTAACTCCTTGCTGTTTTAGGTGTATTCTCCTCACTCACTTTTCTTTCTTACATCTTCCCAAATATGATGTTTATAACAATAGTTTTCTTCTACATATATAGCATTGTTATACCAATGAGTTGTACTATCTTGGTCTATAATAACTATATAAAGAGTATCTTGGTTATCAGAAGGGGTTATCTCAAGGTTGGCAACTGACCATCCACTATTACACCCAACTAAAGTAGTGATAATTCCCAATATTAAAAGCAACATAACTACCCACCAAAATAATAATTTATTTTCATTTTTATTCAATTTCTGTAATCCACTCACTTTTAGCAAGTTCTGTCATAATCTGAGAATGAGAGTATTTGTCATAAGAACTAAATACACTTGGATCATTGTCTGTATCATTATCACAAGCAAACTTTAATAGTGCTTTAGAACTATCTCCATCATCACCATTATTCTTACGCAATGTTTCTTTTCCAGATTGTATTGCATTATCTATTAACGCATTAGATACAGGAATGGCTTCT